CCGCGGTACAGGCTATTACGGCGTTTTTATCTGGAATTTTACAAATGTTACCTGTAATTTTACAGGCTGGTGTACAGCTGATCTTAGGGTTAGCACAGGGTATTATTTCTAATATCCCACTTATCCTACAGTCAGCGGTTCTTTTAATCCAGCAGTTTGTTACGGGATTAACTCAAATGCTGCCGACTATCATACAGGGCGGTATACAGCTTGTTATTTCTCTGATACAGGGAATTATTTCAAACCTTGGCACTATCGCACAAGCGGGCGTTCAAATTATCGTTTCGCTGGTTACCGGTTTGATACAGGCTATCCCTATGATTATCGCGGCAATTCCGCAGTTAATTTCCGCTATCATAGACACGATCTTTAACACAGACTGGATAGCTGTAGGTGGCGAAATTATAGACGGAATTAAAGACGGTTTTATGTCTGGTTTTACCAGTTTGGTAGACAGTGTAAAGGGCTTGTGGAGTGACTTTACAGGCTGGTTGTTTGGTGACGGTGAAGAAGCCGGAAGCGCGGCCGGTGACGGCGTGGCGTCTGGTGTAACTTCGTCCAGTGGTAATGTGGCGTCTGCCGCTTCTCAAACCACACAGGCAGCTACCCAGAACTTCCAGTTTGACTACGGCGTACTGGAAGGTTACGGACAGCAAGCGACGAACAGCGTAGCCAATGGGCTTAACACGGGTTCTGGAACACTGAACTATAGCGCTACAACAGTCGGAACGAATACAAGTAACAGTATTCTTTCTGGTATGCAGACTGTAGACCTTACTTCTGGTGGAACACAGGCTACAAACAGTATTTTAGCCGGTCTTAATACTGGTGGCGTCCAGCTTACTACAACAGCTACGACCCTGGGAACAGAAACGGCGACAAACTTAAACAACAGCCTTCTTACAGGCGGCGCTGATCTGCAAGCTACGGCTTCGCAGTTAGGTACAGACACTATTAACAGCTTAAGCACAAGTTTTAACAACGGTGCTTCTACACTTGATCTGTCGGCGTTACAGCTTGGTACAAACACTACCAGCAACCTTACCACAGGTCTTACAAACGGAACCGCTACGGCAACGTCGGCGGCTACGAATGTGGGTACCCAGGTGGGAACCAGTCTTACTACCGGACTGGATACAGCAAACGCACAGGTAGCCGCTTCTACACAGCAGCTATCACAAACACTTTCGACAGGTCTTACGACGTCAATAACGGACGCTTCCACACAGGCGACGACCGCTATTAACGAAATGGGTACAAATATCGGAACAGCGCTTACAAGTGCTGTAGACCAGGCTTCTACACAAGCGACCACGGCAGTATCTACCCTGGGTACTAATCTGGGAACTGCTTTAACTGAAAGTCTTACGACAGCAGCGACGGGAGCCGGTGAAGCCGCTAACAATATCGGTACCCAGGTAGGAACGAACCTTACACAAGGTTTATCTTCGATCAGCGCGAGCGCTTCCACGGCGGCTACGACTGTCGGTACTTCTGTACAGACAGCACTTACTATAAGTATAGCAGCGGCCGGTACAGCAGCTTCCGCGACAGCACTTACGGCCGGTACGACTATGATACAGTCTTTGGTATCTGGTATTACTGGTATGACACCTACCGCCGTATCTACAGCAAACAGTACCGGTCTTAAAACGGTACAGGGGTTAGCCCTTGGTATCCTTGCCGGAACCAGTACAGCGGTATCCGCCGCACAGACTGTAGTAAATGCTGTAACTGCAACATTTAACAGTATTAACCTTCACAGTGCCGGTTATAACGCCGCCGCTGGTTTTGCTTCTGGCCTTGCTTCTGGTGCTGGTGCGATCTACGCACAGGCCCAGGCGATCGCGTCTACTGTACGTTCTACTATACAGTCGGCGTTACAAATTCATTCACCTTCAAGGGTAATGATGAAAATAGGACAGTATACCGGCGAAGGTATGGCTATCGGTATTGAAAAGATGGTAGGACAGGTACAGAGTGCTTCCGAACAGCTGGCTAACGGTATAACCGCACCAGTAACGTACAATTCTGGAAATAGCCCGGTACAGGAAGTACAAAGTACGTTATCAGATGTTCCGGCTTTAGCTGGAAATATCCCGGTAAGCCCGACAGGAAGCAGTAAAGCGGAAACGCTGAAAAAAGAAATTAAGCTGGTAATCGAAAAGATCATTCTTAACGATACCGGCGACAAAGACAAAAAGCAGCTTGTAAAAGAGTTACTGGAAGAACTTATAGAGGAACTGAAAGGCGCTGACGAAGTAATAAGCAGCGCAGACCTGGGGGTATTGTTATAAATGAAAGGTGATAAGACAGTTAATATAACTATCAAAGGTGGCGGCGTAACATTGAACATTCCAGTTATACCGTCAAAAGTCAACGTGTCAGATGGTAGCAGTACGCCGAAAACAGTAACCATATGGAGAAAGGGAGAAGTCGATTTTAACGACGGTAAAAGCTTGGACGGCCTTAGCTGGTCGTCCTTCTTCCCTTCCAGGTATGACGCTTCGTACTGCAATGACAAGAATTTAAAAAAGGTACAATGGTATATCAATGCTATAAACAAATGGAAGAACGCCGGAACTGTGGTACAGGTTATTATACCGGCTATGAATATCAATAGGTCCATGAAGATTAAAACCTTCCAGGGGGACTATGAAGGACAAGAGTTAGATTACTACTACGACCTGGAATTTAAAGAGTATGTAAAGCTTCCGCAAGTAAAAGTACAGGCGAAGAAATACATT